GGTAAGACAATGGGACTGGCTCCGTACGGTAGAGATGATGAAAGTATTCCTAAGCTGTTTATCAATGGCCGCGGAGATAAAAATGTTCTAATTCCTAACTACCCGGCTGGTGCATATATTGACCATACACGGTACGAATCCTTGGCGTTAACGGGTGACCCTGCTGAATGGCACAATGATCCGTCTAAGGTTACAGACGCTGCTAAAAATCTTGCCTGGAGAGTTCAGCAAGAAACCCAAGAATTAGTGGGAGATTTGATCGATCGCGCAGTATCTGCTACTGGTAAAACTAATGTTGTGGTTGCAGGTGGTTATGGACTAAACTGTGTTGCTAACTACTATTTACAGGAAAGATTTCCTGATCTAAATATATGGTTTGATCCAATTGCTCATGATGGCGGTACATCTATTGGATTAGCCAAGTATGTTTATCATACAGAGAAAAAAGATGAGACTATTAGACCCCTTACATCCCTATACATTGGAGCAGAGCGCGAAGAGCGATACGAATTATTGGAAACGATTGATGGTGCTGAAATAAGCGAAGTTTCTTCTGCTGATATAGCAAAATTAATTGCAGATAGAAATATTGTTGCTCTATTTCAAGGTCGTTCAGAGGCAGGCCCAAGGGCGCTAGGTAATAGATCAATAATGTATGACCCTACAGACCCTAAAGGTAAGGACTTTGTTAATCAAGTTAAAGGGCGAGAATGGTTTAGACCTTTCGCGGGTTCGATGCTTGTGGAGAAGTTTGAAGAATGGTTTGTTACTCACGGGCTAAAAGAAACCCCGTTCATGATGCACGCAATGGATTTTAAGCTAGAAAAGCACGGCGAAGCTCCTGCTATTACACACGTAGATGGCACGTGTAGAATTCAGACGGTGAGTGAAGAACAGAACCCTGTATACTATGATATAATTAAAGAGTTCGAAGCTATTACCGGTGTGCCTATTGTATTTAATACAAGCTTTAATTTAGCCGGTGAGCCGCTAGTAGAAAGCTTGGAAGATGCAGTATCAACAATCATGAATAGTGATATTGAGTATCTGTATCTTCCAGAGAGAGGAGTTCTTTTTAAGTATAATCAGAATCTAAGAACTAATGTAAATGAATCAGAGAGTGTTAGCGAAGTCGAGTAAAGTATTGTATACTTGAGTCTTCTTTTTTAATGTCTTGTTACTGTTTCTGTCGAGCTCTTTTAGTGTCTTTTCACCGTTACCGGAAAGCACTAAAACGGGCTTGGCACCTGCATTATCAGCCATTTTGAGATCCTCAATACTATCGCCAACATACCATCCCTTTTTAAGATCTACCCTACCATTTGAATCATCATACAATCTTTTAACCATTCCCACATTGGGTTTAGCATAATCGTCATTATTTAAAGAACTTGTGTTGTACAGTAATCCATCTATTGACATTATACCTGCTTGTCCGAATATTTGCATCAGTTGATTAACAGCTGCGTCCATATGATCTGTATTCATATTACCTTGCATAATTGCTGGTTGATCAGAAAGAATACTTACCTTATGACCTTTCAATCGCAACGCCCTTATCGCATCAAGACTTCCTTGAATAGGTACTATGTTAGCCGTAGTGTTTAGAAGCTTATCTTCTATGATAACACCGTTTAAATCTAACGCAACAACCGGTTTATTAAATGTAGTTGGCCAGTTATTGTTCATTTGCTGACCCGTTGATTGACCTGAATTGCTCATCGGAGCGTTTGCACTGGTTATATCTGTGGAATATCTTCCCATGACTGCCTCATTCTAAATGATAAATAGATAATAATTATAACTACATCTACTATATATGGCAACTAAATATGTCTAAACCTAACTCGCGCGAACAGCTTAAAGAATGGTGCTTACGTAATCTCGGTAAACCGGTTGTAGATATTAACGTTGATGATGAGCAGCTGGAAGACCGCATCGATGAAGCAATTGCTTATTACAGAGACTACCACTTTGATGGTACAGAGCGTGTATATTATAGACATCAATGTACGGCTGAAGACCAAGTCAACGGTTATATAACTGTACCTGAGGTTATTATTGGCGTATCTGGTTGCTTTGCAATCGGTGGTACCTATTCTGTAAATAATCTTTTCAACGTTAGATATCAAATACATCTTAATGATTTATACAACATGCTACAATCTTCTATTGTACCATACTCTATGGCTATGACTCATGTTAATATGCTTGAAGAGATGTTCGTTGGTAAGCAGCCTATCAGATATAATCGACATAACGATCGAGTCTATATCGACACGAGTTGGGAAGATAAAATACCGCTTGGTAGCTTTATTGTGCTTGACGCGTATCAAGTACTTGATCCTGACATTAGTACCGATATGTACAGTGATAGATGGCTTCTTCGTTACACTACCCAACTCTTCAAGCGACAGTGGGGCGAGAATCTTAAAAAGTTTGAAGGTCTTCAGATGCCAGGCGGGTTAACGTTTAATGGTCAGAAGATATGGGAAGAGTCTCAAGAAGCTATTATGAAACTGGAAGATGAGATGATTTCTAGTTACAGTCTTCCTGTACATGATATGATAGGTTAATATGGCTACTAACGTATACTTTAATAATTTTGCGTATGGTCGAGAGCAAGATCTTGTCGAAGATTTAACAATCGAAGCGATAAAGATGTTCGGGCATAACGTTAAGTATCTACCCAGAACAACGGTAGATATTGATCTTCTTTTCGGAGAGGATACATTATCTAAGTTTGATGAGGCTATTGATGTAGAGATGTACATTAAGAACGTTGAAGGCTTCGAAGGAGAAGGTGACTTACTCTCGCGGTTCGGACTAGAAATTAGAGATCAAATAACGTTCACTGTAGCAAGAAAGAGATTTGATCAAGCTATAACATCACCAAAAATTATATCCCAGGTAGGTTATAATCTTATCTTTGAGGATGGAAGTACGAAGACTCCTTCCCGTCAATATCTAGCAGGATCTAAAGATACAGACTCTTTTATGCTTGAAGGGTCCGACTACCTTAATACAATAAATCGACCGCAGGAAGGGGATTTAATACATTTCCCTATGGTAGATAAGATATTTGAAATTAAATTTGTAGAGCATGAGCAGATATTCTATCAATCAGGTAGATTACAGACGTACGATATAAGATGCGAGTTATTTGAGTATAGTTCCGAGGAACTCAATACTGGTGATTCAAATATTGATAGCATTGAAACTACATACAGTCTTAATACATTAGATAACCAGTTTACTCTTGAAGATGGTACCGGAGTAACTCAGCTTGAAGATGGTGGTACATTACTACAAGAATACAGAATCGAGGACGCTGATGCATCTGCAAATAACGAGTTCTTCCAAACACAAGCTGAAAATATACTAGACTTCAGTGAAATTAATCCGTTCGGCGAAATAGATAGGTATTAATAATGTTTGGTAACACATTCTACCACGGTACATTAAGAAAATATGTTGTTGTCTTCGGCAATATGTTTAACGGTGTTTATGTACAGCGTTTTAATTCAAACAACGAGAGAATACAGACGCTTAAAGTACCAATCGCATACGGTCCAAAAGAAAAGTTTTTAGTACGGTTAGCACAAGATCCTAATCTTGATCAGGATGTAGCGGTATCCCTTCCTAGAATAGGGTTCGAGATGACCGATATTAGCTATGCATCAATTAGAAAGCTTCCCTCTACACAGAAGAATTTTAGCACAAACAACTCTAACAGCAAGAACCTGTTATCACAATACAGACCCGTACCGTACGATATAAATTTTCAGATGAGTATATTTGTTAAGAATGCAGACGATGGTACTCAAATATTAGAGCAAATACTTCCATACTTTCAACCTGAATGGACAAACAGTATTAATTTAATACCAGAAATGAACCTAGCATACGATGTACCATGTACACTAAATAGTGTTACTGTCGAAGACACATACGAGGGCGACTTCTCTACTAGAAGAGCGTTGATATGGAATCTCAGCTTTACAATGAAAGGGTACATATTCGGCCCCGTATCCACATCAGGTGTTATTAAAAGGGCTACTGTCAATTATTCATCAGACGTTGAGTCCACATCTCCTGAGCTAATATCTACTACAACGCCAGGTCTTACATCAGGTGGAGTTCCTACCTCAAATACTGCGCGATCTGTATCAGCTAATGATATAGACGCAGATGATGATTATGGATTTGCGAGAACATTAACTGAGTAATAATATGAAGAAGACAAAGATGGAAGAAAGCTTCGAAGAAATATTCGATATACCGTCTGATAATAATGACGTTGAGGGTGAACTGGTTAACGATACCCCTAGGAAGCCCCTGTCTCCCGAAGGTTCTGATGATGTAGATGCAGACTATCAATACGCGCGAGAAAACTTGTACAACGTAATAGAGAGGGGCTCAGATGCGTTAAACACGTTAGTTGAAATAGCTAATCAAAGTGAGTCGCCAAGAGCATTCGAGATTGTGAGTACTCTCATAAAGACATTATCAGATGCAAATAAAGATCTACTCGAAGTTCAAACTAAAGTAAAAAAACTCAAAGAAGAAACTGCTGCAGGTCCTAAGAATGTAACAAATGCATTGTTTATAGGTAATACGTCAGAGCTTCAAAAATTAATTAGGGATAGAAAAACTGATGTATGAATATAAGGCTGTAATAGTGAGAGTAATAGACGGTGATACAGTAGATGTTGACGTTGATCTGGGATTTGGTATATGGATGAAGAAGGAAAGGGTTCGTCTATATGGTATCGATACCCCTGAGAGCAGGACTCGCGACAAGGTAGAAAAAGTATTCGGACTCGCCTCTAAAAAGAGATTAAAAGAGCTCCTCGGTAAAAAATGTATACTTAAGACATTCGCCGCGCGAGATGGTGAAGATATG